AAAATATGATACGTTTGTTCGGAAAAACACAAATTAACACAAATTTTCAAAAAACTATTGACATTTAATCCAAATTGTGTTATCATATAATTATCAAGTAATTATCTTGAATTTGGGTTGTGTACCTTAATGCAAATTGTGTTATCAAGTGATTATCTTGAATTTGGGTTGCGTCCGTCGCAAGAAAGAAGGGTTTTTATGAATAAGATAGAATTAATGGGAAGACTAGTAAATGATGTAGAACTAATGAAAGGAAAAACAAATTATTCAAAATTTACAATTGCAGTTAGAAGAAAAGCAAAAGATGAAGTAGATTTTATTAACTGTATAGCATTTGGAAAAGTAGCCGAAGCAATAGTAAAATATACTGAAAAAGGTAATAGAATAATTGTCGAAGGTTCAATTCAAATTGAAAAATATGAAACAAAAGAAGGAAATAAAGTAACTACATTTTATGTAATAGTTAATGATTTTTATTTTGTAGATTTTAAAACAAAAAAAGAAGAAAAAACTACAAACGATCTTTTACCAGATGACTTACCATTTTAATAAGAAAAAGGGTGATAAAAAATGAAAAAAGAAATGACTTCTGAAGAAAAAGAATTATATGGAGAGTTAAGAACATTAGTAAAAAGAGCAAATCAAAGATTGCTAAGCTTGGAAAGATTAGTAGGGGAAAAAGATTCATTTGCTGCAAAACAATTATTTGATTATTTATCATCTGAAAAATTAAAAGCAGTAACAAAAACAAATAGAATAAAAACAGAGAATTTCAATTTAGAGCAAATGGGAGCAATAAAAAGTGCTGTTGAAAATTTCTTAGATAAAGATAGCTTATCTACTATAACTAATATTAAAAAATATAAAGCAAAAGTAGAAAAAGCTCTTGGTACTGAAATTTCATTTAAAGATTTATCTGCTATATATAGAGCAAGAGATTTATGGAAATGGGCAGAAGATCAATATGGATCAGCATTTTGGACAGATTTTGCACCGAGAATATTAGACCAAAATAAAAATGAATGGATTAAATTTGCTAAAACATATGCAGAAGAAGGAAATGATTTAGAGTTAAAAGAAAAATTATCACAAATTTATGATTACATACAAAAGCACGGGCTTAGGGGGGCGATTAATTTTGATTAAATGGGATAAATATATAAGTCATATTGTAGACAAGAAAAATAAAAAACGGCGAAGTTTTTGATAATACGATATATACGTTTGATATTGAGACATCATCGTATATAATATTAGATGGAAAGCAATATGAAACAGAAATATATTTATCCTTCTCTGAAGAAGAGAAAGAAAGATGCGTTTTCATGTCAACCATGTATATTTGGATGTTTAGTATTAATGAATTGGTATATTATGGTAGGACATGGGAAGAATTTATTCAATTTTTGAATTTATTAGAAAATTCTACATCTGGAATAAAAAAATATGTATTTGTACATAATTTATCTTTCGAATTTGATTTTTTGCGAAATGCAATAAAATACAAAAGTGTATTTTCGAGAAAAGCTAGAAAAGTAATAAAATGTGAGTTATTAGATTATAATATTGAATTTAGATGTACTTATTATATGACAAATGTAAAACTTGAACGTTTACCAGAATTATATAATTTACCAGTTCAAAAATTAAGTGGTACTTTAGATTACACCAAAATAAGGCATTCCGAATCATATTTATCAAAAGATGAATTACAATATTGTGAAAATGATTGTTTAGTTATATATTATTATATAAAGTTACAATTGGAACAATTTAAAAATGTAAATAGATTACCACTCACATCGACTGGTTTTGTACGTAAGGAATTAAAAACAAGAATTTATAGAAATTATAAATATAAAAATAAAGTAAAACGCTCAATAAATACTAATGGTCACATATTTAATCTACTTGAGAGTGCATTTATGCGGTGGTTATACTCATGCAAATTGGACTAAATCAGGTAAAAAAATAAAAAATGTTACAAGTTATGATTTTACATCGAGCTATCCTTTTGTAATGCTCACCGAAAAATATCCGTCATCAGAATTCAAAAAATGTAACATAAAAAGTATATCACAAATTTTAGATTGTTTTTGTTATATAATAAAAGTTACATTTTTTGGAATTCGTTGTAAATATTGGAATAATTTTATTTCGTCATCAAAATGTGTATATATAAAAAATGGTAGATATGATAACGGAAGAATAATTTCAGCTGATGAGATTCAAATTATACTTACAGATATAGATCTAAAGTTTATATTTGAAACTCATTTAATTGATAAGTATGAATTTAATGAAGTATTTTGGTCAAGAAAAGATTATCTACCAAAAGAGTTATTAGAATTTATATTAGAAAAATATGAAAATAAAACAAAATTTAAAGGTGTTGAAGGTAAAGAAATAGAATATGCATTAGAAAAACGGAAAATTTAATAGTATATATGGAATGTGTGTAACAAATGAAATTAGGGATAATGTAATATATAATAATATAGAATGGGATGAAGTAGAGCTTACGAATGAAGAAATAATAGAAAAATTAAATGAACAAAAAGAAAATCCATTTTTATCATATTCATATGGTGTTTGGGTAACTGCATATGCAAGATTTAATTTACTTTCAAATTTAGTAAAACTTGATAATAAAGTAATTTATAGTGATACAGACTCTCTAAAATTAGAAGAAGGGTTTGACATAAAAGTAATTGAGGATTATAATAAAAATGTATTAGAAAAGATTAAAAAGGCTTCAAATGATTTAAAATTACCAATAGAAAAATTTAGCCCTATTGATAAAGATGGAAAAGCGCATACAATTGGGTTATTTGATTTTGATGGATTTTATAGAGAGTTTAAAACATTAGGAGCAAAAAAGTATTCGTATATAGATAATGATAATAATATTCATATTACGGTTTCTGGAGTACCTAAAAAAGGGGCTGCAGCATTAAAAAATCTAGATGAATTTAGTAATGATTTCGTATTTGAATATAAATATACTGGTAAAAACTTAATAGTATATAATGACGATCAGCAAGAATTTAATCTTACAGATTATGCTGGAAAGAAATATGCCGTCAAAGATAGATATGGAATTTGTATAATTCCAACAACATATAAATTAGGAATTTCAGATGATTATGCAAATTTAATAAGTGATGAAAGTTCAAAACATGCAAGATATAAAGAATAGAGGTGAAATATGCAAGATTTAGAATATATAAAAAAATTTTCTAAAATTACTATATCCAAAATATGTAGAAAAAATAAAATAAATAGGTCAAATTTATATAATGGTAAAAGTACAAGAAGAAATGAAAGATTAGTAAGAGAAGAAATAGAATCAGAACTTGCAAAATTATATATAAGGAATGATGAAAATGTCTAATAAAAAACAAATACATTATAATTTAGATGCTATTGATAAAATTGGTGCTAGGTTTAATTTAATATATGGCGAGCGTTCAAATGGAAAATCATATCAAGTAAAGCATAAAAAAGGCGTTGAAAAGTATTTAAATACAGGAAAAAGATTTATTTTATTAAGAAGATGGAAAGAAGAGATAACAACAGAAAAAATAGAGCAATACTTTGCTGATGTTGATGTTGCAAAATTAACGAATGGGATGTATAATTGTATTACAGTATATAAAAAGAATTTATTTTTATCAAAATATGATATTGAAACAGGAAAAACAAAAAGAGGGGAAAAGATTGGATATGTTGTGGCATTATCAACAGAGCAAAATTATGCAGGGGCAAGTTATTTGGATGTAGAAGACATTATATTCGAAGAATTTATTTCTAGAAATGTTTATCTGCCGAATGAAGCAAATAAATTAATGAATATATATGCAACAGTAGACCGTAAAAGATTAACAACAAGACTTTGGATGGTTGGAAATACTATTTCAAGAGTTTGCCCTTATATAAATGATTGGGATCTACATAGTATAATTTCATCTCAAAAACAGGGAACAATTGTGACTAAAGAAATAATAGATTCTAATGATGACAAAGTAATAATTGCAATGGAATATTGTGCATCAACAAATCAAACATCTGGAACAATTGGAACAAATGCAAAAATGATAAATACAGGGGCTTGGGAAACAAAACCACAGCCACATCTTCCAAAAAGTTATAATGATTATGATGTATTATTTCGTTTTGGTTTTCAATATCAAAGTTTTAAATTCTTAAGTGAATATTTGATAGATAAAGAAGAAAGAAAAAATCCGATATGGTTTATACGTCCATATAATAAAGATTTTTTTAACAAAACAATTGTATTTTCGGATGTAATAAATGTATCTAAATACTGGCAAAGAGATATATATAATATAACAATAAAAAATGATAAATTACGTAATTTGTTTATGACATTTAGAGAGAGCAAAATATTTTATTCTAGTGATATGTGTGGAACAGATTTTAAACAAGTTATTGATTTTCAAATTAGGAGGTAAAAATGGAAAGTCAAATTATATTATGTAGAAATATAAATATAGATAAAGAATACACAAATGTATTAAATTATACAGAAAATCAGATGGTTTCGTTATGTAGAGCAAATGCAGTTGCAAGCGCTAATAATTATTCTTTTTTAAGACCAACAGGAACAATTTTTGTTGGATTTACTTATTCACAATGTATTGGGGCAAATTATATTGCATTTCAAAATCCAGACTATTCAAATAAATGGTTTTTTGCTTGGATTGATGATGTAATATATAAAAGTGATAAAAATTGTGAATTAGTATTTACTATTGATGCATGGTCTACTTGGTTTGATTATTGGACACCTAAAAAGTGTTTTATTAATAGACAACATGTGACAGATGATACAGTGGGATTGTATACTATACCAGAGAATCTAAATATTGGAGATTTAATATGTGATTATGAAAGAACAAGTAATAAAATTGGATCCGAAAGCTATTTTTATTATGTTATAGCATCAAATTATGATCCTACAAACCAATCAAGATCAGCAGGAATTGCAATGTATGGAGATTATCCTCAAGGTTCAATTTGGTTTGCATGGCTTGTAAATAGACTAAATTATACTCAAACAATAGATGAAATATCTCAATGGATTTATGATATTACAAGGCAAGGGCATCCTGGAGATATTACAGCTATGTTTGCATTGCCATATCAATCATTTGATTTAATAGGTGATATTGATCCAACTACACATAAAGTTTTAAGTGGTGGTGGAATAAAACTACAGGATACAGAAGTATTTTCTAAATCTACAATTAGAAATTTCAGTGATTTTACACCAAAAAACAATAAATGTTTAGTATACCCATATTCTTTTATTAGAGTTACTAATAACATGGGAAGTTATAATGATTATAAAATTGAAGATTTTAATGAATTAGATCTTAATAATAATCCAACAGATAATATGACTTTTGAGTTTATTGGTGTACCATGTTTAGGATATTCTGGAAAAATTAGACCTAAATATTATAAGGGTTTGACATATAATGAAGATGAATCATTACCATTGGGAAAATATCCAGCTCTTTCTTGGTCTAGTGATGCATTTACAAACTGGGCAACTCAAAATGCTGTAAATTTAGCAGGTGGTATTACAATGAATTCTATTTCATCTGGTCTTCAAATGTCTAATGGGAATATAATTGGAGGTATTACAAATTACACTTCTACTATATTAAATATGATAGGTTCATTTTATTCAGCATCTATGATGCCAAATACTGCTCAAGGAAATGTTAATTCTGGAGATATTTCTTTTTTATTTAATTTAAATAGATTTAAAATAATGCATATGAGACCTAAAGTAGAATATTTGCAGATCATCGATGATTTTTTCACACGTTTTGGATATAAAATTTGTAAACTAGAAACTCCTAATATAAGTGGAAGACAATATTGGAACTATATTGAGATTGGAAGCAATGAAGAAATAGGAACAGGTGATGTACCATCAAAATATATGGATATTATAAATAATGCTTGTAGGCGTGGTGTAACAATATGGCATGATCACTCAAATGTTGGAGATTATAGTTTGAATAATGTTATAATATAAAAAAGAGGGAAATTCCCTCTTTTATATTTTTGTAATCGATGTTGTTATATATGCACCACTTCCAGGAGTGATTTGCAAATTATTATTTGTTAAATTAATACTCGCCCAGCCAACGCCTCCTGCTATTGCGGTTACATTTCCGGTATTATTATCTGAATTTCCAGTAGCAACAATATAAAATCCATTCGCAGATACATTTCCAGATGCCATATTAGACAAAGATATTAGATAAAATGAATTATTTAATAATTTATATGTCTTTACAACCTGTCCAACATAACCACTTTGTAAATATCTTGTTTTATTTAATTTTTGTAAGTTAAATACATTATTATTTTCAATAATATCAAACATATTTTCATTTATAAAAATGTCAAATTCTTCTGGATTTACATTTGTTAAATATATTAATTCTGGATTTTGAGGTACTAATTTAGTTCTTGTACCACATTGTTCTGCAATAGGGTCTTCTATTGGTCCTCCTTTTAAGTCTAAACCTAATGAACAACCTAAATAGCCATAAGGTGCATTTGTATATACTGGCATTCTAACAGCTAAATACCTATAATTTGTGTTTGTTGGTATATAATCTTCATTTGTACCAAGCCAACCATGAAGTGCTTTTTGATTTATATCATTATAATTAACAGATACTCTATGATAATTATCTACAGCTGTATATGGTAAATTATTTCCTCTTGACATATCTCCACCAGTATAATAGTTATAAAAAGCACAATTCTCATAAAATCCATTATAAACTTCAATCCAAGTGTCTTTTGCTATATCGTAAGCCAAAACTTGCATTTTTCCGATATAAATATCAAATGATTCTGGGACTTGTCCATTATAATTTGGATTTTTACAAAATTGAAACCATGGTACAATAGCAGTATAGTCATTCATATTCCAATGAATATTTGGGTTCCAATTCCAAGATTGTTTTTGATGTGCCCACATTATAGGATTTACAAAATCCGATGGAATTATCATATCTTCATATATTTTATTATATGCATTTAAATTTCTTTCTTGAATAATATTTGCTGTATTTTCTGAAACAGAAGGTGTTATATAATAACCATTTTTTATAAATTTTTGCATATTTTCTTTTATAAAGCTAGAATTTTCTGCTTGAATAATATTATTATGTGGAACAAAAATTTTTTTATTTTGTGATAATATTTCTGCAATAGCTTGTGTTTTATCTTGTGCATTTGTATAATCAACAATATTTATATAATCAGGTTTCGCGAAATTCAAACTTTCTACATTTGTTTTTACTTCATTTAATTCATTATTCAAATTTTCAAAAATTTGAACATTAATAATATTAGCTAATTCTCCACTTTCTGCCATTTCATTTAATTTATTATCTATTTCATCTTGAACGTCTAAATTATTAAAATAATTTGTTAAATCTTCAACCTGTGTTCCTAACGTATTAGTACTATTAATTAATTTATTTAATTCTTTTCCCAATTTACAAAATAATTGCCATTCTGAAAGTGCATCAAAATCAGCCTCAATAAAAGGAAAATTCTCTAATACAAACCATTTAAATGGTGTTAAATTTTTATATTTAAAATTACTCATTTTTTACTCCTTTCTATACTAATTGATAAAAAAGACATTCTAAATCTTTAAATATCATAGAATATATTGATTTTATATTTTCTTGCATTTCTTTTAAGATTGCAATTTTATCAGCTGGTGTTCTTGTTATAGTTTCATCATATATATTGTTATCTGTACCATTGTTTGTTGATTGAGATGAACCAGTACTTGTAGAATTATCTTCGCCATTATTTGTATTTGTATCATAATTATAATTTGATACATAACTTCCATTTCGTAAATCTTCAAGTTGATTTTGTGGTAATACTGCATTACGTCTATCAGAAATATTATTTGTAGATGTAGTACTATGATTAGAAATTTGATTAGATGTATTATTTGTGTTTTGCATTGTTTTGTTATTTGTTCCTGTTTTTGTTGTCACTTCTCCATCTTCAAATATTTTCCAATTATCTAGTGCATCAAACATTTTATTATATAATGGCATAATTTCATTTAATTTAACATCTAACTGGATTCTAAATGCAGTTACTGTTTCAAATCCAATTCTTCTCATTAAAAAATGATTTAATATCATACATTCAAATTGCTCTTTTGATACTTTGTCAGATAATGGATAATCAAAATTAAATATTGTGCTACGTCCAACTTTTGCTAAATCTTTTATTTTAACGTCAGGTGCAGGATTATTTAGATCAACATCAGGATTTACAATTGTTTCTAAAATAGCATAAATAGTTGGAGGTTTTTGCAAATTAGGTGGTAAAAAAGGATAAAACATTAAATAATTATTATAAATCGGAATCATTATCGCCCACCTCACTTTCTATTTCAAAATTTTCTTCTGATGTTGGTAAACCGTCATAGTATTTTACTTCAATATCTGTACCAAATTTTATATTTATTTCATCAATAGCTTTTTTTCTTGGTTCAAAACGACTATAACGACTCGCAATTGTTCCACCTTGTGAAGCTAGAACTTCATCTTTAATATTACGTTCTTTTTTCTGAAAATTCATATTAGCAATACCAATTAATCTTAAAAATTCATTCCAGTCTTTTTCTTTATGCAAGTCAATTTTGTCTGCAACATATGGTGCCGGTGCTAATACTAATGTTGTATCATCTAGATCCAATTCCTCATATGCAATTACCGTATTTTCCATACCGTCTACGTTATTTACTAAATCTTGTATTGATTTTACTTTTTCCGTTTTTGTTTTCCAGAATCTAGGTGTTTTTTGCTGTGCAATATTAATATCAATAGTTCTTGTATCTAATGCGATGCGTTCTGCGTATGCACAAACATCTAACCATAACGGATAACGACCATTATTATCATACATAATAACAAAATCATCACGATTTTTAATAACCTTACTGTATCCATTTTGTGATATTACTTCTATGCTAGTTGGTCTACCATAAACATCTAATTTACCCATTTTACGAAAAGGAAGTGCCAAAAGCCCCATTACTTCATCTTTAAAAAATGCAATAGCACCTTGTCTTAGTAAAACTTTATTTAGAAAACTTGTGTCAATAAATTCCGGCATATTTGTAAATTCAAAAACATTTTCTGCAAGTGTTAGTAATTGCCTTTTATACATTTCATAAGTTTTAAAATTAGATAATTGGCTATTAATTAATTTAGTTTTCATTTTTTCTTCCTTTCTAAAATAGAGGCTAAAAGTTAGCAATGGCTTACTTCTAACCTCCATTTTTAATATATTTAAGCAACTGTAATTGTTGCAGTTCCTGTTACTGTTTTATCATAAATTGATGTTGCAGTAACTGTTACTGTACTTGCAGATACTGCTGTAGAAGGTAACGTTAAATATCCATTATCTGATATTGTAACGCCAGCTGCTTCTGCTGTAGAATCGACTGCCCAGTGAACTGCTTTATTTGCAAATCCTACTGTTACTACTGTTGCAGTTAACTGTACACCTTGACCAGCTGTTACTGTTGCAGTACTTGGACTTACTGTTACACTTGTAACTGATGGTGTTTCACTTGTAAATACGGCTCCATTTTCAAATGGTGATGTACTAAATACTCTCCACTAAACATTCGACTAAGTTCGTTACTCTTAATCCGTTCTCTTATGAACTGCTATATATTTCTATATAGAATAGACTATCTCTTAATCTTCAGCATTATCTGTTAAGATTTCTCGCGCTTCCAATCTACTTAGATTGTACTTCCCCTATGGGAATAGTCGTTACACCTTCCAATTTCTTGGCTTGGCACGGTATTTCCTACGACTTTACGTTTAGGTTTCCACCGTTTTCACGAGATTTTTTATCAATAACATTTCTGTTAAAGTCGCCTAGTTTTTAAGGTTAAGCGTGTAAAAAGTGATTGTTTTCTAATGTTGTTGGATTATAAAATTCTGTCATTTTTTCACCAGAAGCAGTATCTAATGCATAATCATAATCCATAAACCATTCTCTTGAAATTAATACTGCTGGAACTGTCGCAAGTTCTTGAAGCTCTGTGCTAGTAAATGCAGTATATGCGCTTCCTAATAGCTCTGTAAGTCGGCTAGAATCATGATTGTCAAATCCATCAATTAGAACTAATCTTGCTTTCATATCAGCTTCATCTTTGAAGAAAGATGTTGCTAAAACGTCTGTACTAAAATCTGCCTCAAATTCAGTGTTTACTATTAATATTTGATCATCAAATGAAGTTGCTCTTCTTACACCTGCTGGGTTGTAATTTGGACTTCTAAATGTAAATTTATTTGATGTAGATTTTAAGTTTGCAACTCTTTGACGTGGTGTTAAGCTTGAATAGTTATTAATTTTAATAGATGTCATTGTTCCATCTAGTATTCTTCTACATAACATATATTTGTCAACTATATATGTATCATATTTTAAAGATTCATAAAGCATTGATATACAATTATCAATATAACTAAATAAGTCTTCTGTTTCAAACGCCATTGCAAGTTGACTGTCACTTGTTGTAGTTTGATAGTATTTTTGGAAATTTACTTCATGCATATAGTTAAATACGTTTGGAACTACTGTATCTAAAAATTTGTCTTTATCTGAAAAATTTGTATTATAATCATATACATTACATAAATCGTTTATTATTTCTCTTATTTGTTGACCAAATCTTAATGTACCTCTTTTTGTAAAATCCCATGGATTATCCCATGCGTTTCTTTTTATTACTGTTAACCCAATTAAATTTACAGTATTTATAAATGCGTTTCTATATCTTTGATTGTTTAAAATTATTTTACCAATTGGTGCAATTGAAGCTCCTTGAACTGGTAAGTCAATTTCTCCAGAAAGTTCTGGTGTTACATTAATTATGTAACTTAATAATTCAGCACTTGTATTTGCTGATAAAGCTTTTTGTGATTTACTCATATTAAATTCCCCCTTTAAATTTCTTTAACATCAATAATTTCTTCTTCTTTTAAATCTTCGTCATCTTCTTTTTCGTCTTCTTTGACTTCTTCACCTTTTAAAAATCTTTCTTTGTATCTAGCTTTTAAATCCATTATAAAAGCTTTTTCGTTTGCTATTTGAGCTTCTAAATCTGCTTTTTCAGCTTCAAATCTAGCTTCATATTCTTTAATTGCTTCATCATTAAAAGAATCTTCAATATCTTCTAATAATTCGATTTTTAAATCTTCATCTTCTATTTTTTCATCAATTTTCTTTTTTAGTTCTTCTTTACTTAATTTCATATTCTCACCTTCTTTCATCTAATTTTTCACATAATTTTGTTAGAGCTATTGTGTTATTATTTAAAGCTGTCTTTATTTCTTCTTTAAATTCTAACATTTCTTTGCTATGCTGTTCATTTAATTCTTTGACATCCTCACGATTGTTATTAGTTTGTTCCTTTACATATATTGCCATTGATATACAAGCAATAATCGGAAAACCTAAAGTGCCTATTAATTGAACATAATTATCCATTTAACCACCTCCAACTTTATTTTATAGGTCCAACTATAAAATTTCCTGTTCCTTGATTAGTGTGAAAAGTGTTATTTACTAAATCATATAATCCAGCCACGTTATCCGATTTTCTATAACAAGGTATAAAATTTCTTTTAATTATTCCATTGTTACTAATTATTATCTCTCCTATTTTACCTATTAAATTAGCAGTATTATTAGCTCTTCGGAAAATATTTAATGTTGTATTTACAGCTCCACCATAATCAGCATTTACTTTTAAAACATTATTAATATATAAATTACCATTTAAAACCTTTATATTTCCATTTGTTATACTTGGAAAAGAAAATGCAGCTGCGTTTCCTGCTTGAAAATACTTATAATAACAAAAACTTCCTGATCCTATCAATATTAATTGATAACTTTCTGTTCCAGCAGAGAAAAGAACTCCATTAAAAGTATTAATTGTTACATTTTTAAATTCTAAATCATCACCTTGTACAGGTGTATAATTAGTATCAATATACTGTGTTCCTGTGCTCTCCAAATATTCTACTTCTGTATATTCACTTGGAATATCAATAGATCCATATTTATTATATAGAAATTTTTTTAAATAAGCTGGAATGTTCATTTTTGCTAAAAAATATTTATTTATCATTTATAATCACTTCCTCATCTTTAGTAATTTCATTAGTTTTAACTTCATTATCATTCTCAATGATATTCTCTTTAGTAATTTTATTATTTTTTTGATTGTTTTCATTTTGCTGATTTTCACTTTGTCCACTTTCTACATCTGAATTATACCACGTTCCTTTATAGTAAATATATAATTCGCCTGTGTCTATTATATAACAGGTTGAACCGTCATTGATATTTGCACTATCTGGCATCGATTCATTTTCTAAACGAACAAAGTCAATTCTATATTTTAAGTCGATCATATTATCACCCTCTTTAATTATATGCATATTTTTAAGTTTTTGTCAATACAAAAAAGCGAACATTTATAAAAATGTTCGCTTTTGTCTTAATTTTTTCATATAAAATACCCATGGAAATTTTTTCTTTTTTACTTGCGTTGGTTGCGGCGGAATAACACCTCCCAAAAATTGATACCAAATTTCTGCTTGTTGCCCTCTTTGTGGCTGGTTTGGATTTAATGGCCTTTCATAATTTGATAAAAACGCCATAGCTAGATTATATGGTGTATCTGTTGAATGTGTAAAATCTGAAAATGAATAATTATATTGTGTAGTTGGAATCCATTGTAAATTATTTGATACTTCATATATAATTCTACTCAAATTATTATCCATTGTTGATGGATCTCCCTGAACCCAATTTGTATATTTTGTATATGGTGTCCATTGAACTAAACCATATCCGGAATCAGTTGGATCAGTTGGCATGACTATGTCATTTTGCCAACGTCCTGGATTTATAGCACTTTCACTTTGCATATTTCCTAACATTCCAGCTACTGCATTCATTGACCAACCTTGATCTCTTAAATAATTCCATATATATGTTGCGTTTAACTCTTGCTCTGATTGCGTTAATGTATTTGATGAATTATACGTATTTCCGTAATATTGCCCATATTGTCCAGTTCTTAACTCTAATCCCATTATTACACCTCTATTTTATATATATTTCTTTTTTATATATTCCTGCGACATATCCGCTTGGTATTTCTAGCCATATATCATTATTAATATTTATTACATCTAAACATGTGACAGTAGTTCCTTTCATTAATACTGCATATTCTTGCTTGTATGCATGTTGTTTACCATCATATGTTAATTCGTCATACTTTTTTACTGGATTATTTGTTCCAGGTCCACTTCTAACATTTAAATCTTCTTGTAAAACATAATCATTTCCTTTTATATATTTATCCACATATTCTTGATTATCTTCTCTGTCATATTTTGTTAGATTATTTGAATATATAATTGACATAATTGTATCAATATATGTTGGACTAGTTGCGTATCCACCATTTTTTATTTCTGTTATACATTCTAATGGACTACTTGATGTACAAGCTTTTCTATATCTTTCTAATTTTGTTATTAAGTCGAAATAGTCGGAAATTGATTCTTCTAAACTATTATAAGCTCTAAAACATGCATTAATATTTGTATATGAACTTCCGTCATAACATTCTTGCGTTTGTGCATTATATACTTTTCCTTTCCAATCTGAAAATGCTTTTATTCCGAAAATTGCATTTGCTTTCATCATTATTTGTGACCCGCCCCAACCGCTTTCACATATTGCTTGCGCAATTACTACACTAGAAAATAATGGATTTCCTCTTTTTTGATTTTCCTTTACAACTAAAGGTGCTATTGTTAAAATAAATTCACTCCTGTTCATGACTCTCCTCCTTCTTATTAATTATACCAGATATTATAAAATTTTCAATATTAAAATCTTTTGCTTTTCCTATAAATCCTATTATTATCTTTTTCATAGATTAGTCCTCCTTCTTATGCTTAAATTTTTCTATTAATTCCTTTATTGACAATATAATCCATAATATCAAAAATGTTCCTCCAAAAATTTCAATTATTCCTATAATGTTATCTAAAAAACTTAATTGATATTGTCCTTTTGTTATCCATCCAAACAATAACTCTTTCATATATCTACTCCTTTTTTCTAAGTTAATGATATTTTGTATCCTTTAGGTTGTACAATATCTTTTTCAGAATCATATATAAATACTGTTATAAATTCTATTTCAGCACTTTCAACATATTTGAAATCTAAACTATTAATCATTTCAACAAATTTTTCTTTTGTTATGTATGTTTTCGGTGAAATTATTTTTCTTTCTTTTTTATCATAAACATTTATATTATCTTCCATTTTCTACTCCTTTTCTAAAAGTGATTGTAAAACACTTATTTGACCTAATAAGCAATTCATACTTTCTTTATAAATAAATTTATCTTTATTAGCTTTTAATTCTAACTCTTTTTCAAAGCTATATAATATTTCTCTACATGCTTCTATTTTTGTTTTTATTTTGTTTTCCCACTTTTTATCATTGTTTTCTATTTCTTTAAATAAATTTTCAATTATTTTTACTTGTTCTTTATTAAGATAAATAAATTTATTCATTTCAATTTTTTCTTTTAAACATTTAATTTCTTTCTTTTCTTCGTCTGTCATTGATTATTCCTCCTAACATATTTTTTGAATATAATAGTAAGTTGTATTTCCTTCTTTATCTGCTTCTACATCAGTTAGTATTATTTTTCCTTCTTTAAATGCTGTTAAGAATAGTTCTCTATCTTGTTTTAAATAATCATCATTATCCATTTTTAAATTTTCGATTGCTTTTCTTTCTTCATCTGACATTGTTTATTCCTCCCCTTGATAAAAATAATTATTTGCTTTTGCAACTAGCCATAACCATAATAATGATACTGCTTTTAATAAAATTATTGATAATGTTATTTTATTTACTTCTCCTATTAATATAATAAATGCAAGCATTGATATTATTGTAATTAAAATCTTTTTCATCAAAAAAACCCTTCTTTCTTGCGACGGACGCAACCCAAAATTCAAGATAATCACTTGATAACACAATTTGCATTAAGGTACACAACCCAAATTCAAGATAATCACTTGATAATTATATGATAACACAATTTGGATTAAATGTCAATAGTTTTTTGAAAATTTGTGTTAATTTGTCTTTTTCCGAACAA